GGGGGTGGAGAAACATTACTTGTAACACGTGTTGTTAATAATGGAGATGGTGATTATATTTCTGCAACAGCAGAAATTACAGCAGAAACTGGATCATTTACACTAGAAACATTATCAGTAGGTGAAATAATGAACAACTCAGGAAGTGTATCTGAAAGTGGTTCATTAAATGGGGGTACTGTAGACAACGTACGTTGGGAAGTTGCTAACGTAAACACAGGAAGTGGTACTTTCAACTTATTAATCCGTAGAGGAGATGATAATAGTAAGTCAAAAACTATCCTAGAATCATTTACAGAATTATCATTAGATCCAAATTCACCAAACTATATCGAACAAGTAATTGGTAACCAAGCTAAAGTATTAGCTACGGATAGCGATGACAATATCTATATTGAAACTACAGGTTCTTATGTAAATAACAGCCGTTACGTAAGAGTATCTTCTGTAACAGATCCTACATACAACTATTTCGATAACGACGGTATTGCAAAAACATTATACGCGGGACATTTACCTGTTGTAGGTAGTGGTTCACTAGAAGGAGCTTTCGATAGCGCAACTGGAGCACTATATGGTAGTGGTTCTAACGGAACATTAGGAATGTTCGAAGGAATTAATTCAGACAGTATCCAAGGTTTATTACCTGACAACTATACATCTTCATTATCATTATTACAGAACGAAGACGAATACGATTTCGAAATTCTAATCGTTCCTGGAGCTACAATTGAAAATGCTTCTGCTACAGTAGCTTCTGCAATTTCAACAGTAACAGAAAGAGGAGATGCAATAGCGGTAGTAGATACTAGAGATTACGGCGCTACATTAAACCAAACAATCACATCAGCACAAACACAAGATTCAAGTGGGGCTGCAACATACTGGCCATGGGTTCAAGTATTATCAAACGAAACTGGAAAGTTAGTTTGGGTACCTGCATCAACCGTAGTACCAGGAGTATACGCAACTAACGATAGATTAGGAGCTGAATGGTTCGCACCTGCTGGATTCAACAGAGGTGGAGTAGGCGGAGTAATCCAAGCTGAAAGAAAATTAAGCCCTGCAGATAGAGATAAACTATACTTAGGTAAAGTAAACCCAATCGCTACATTCCCAGGACAAGGTCCAGTAATATTCGGACAGAAAACATTACAATCAAAAGCAACAGCTTTAGATAGAGTAAATGTTAGAAGATTATTAATTGAACTTAAGAGAACAATTGGTAATGTTGCTGAAGGATTATTATTCGAACAAAATACAGCTGCAACAAGAAACAGATTCTTAAACCAAGTTAACCCTTACTTAGAATCTATCCAACAAAGACAAGGATTATATGCCTATAGAGTTGTAATGGATGATACAAACAACACAGCTGATATAATTGATAGAAATCAAATGGTAGGACAGATATTCATCCAACCAACTAGAACAGCAGAATATATTATCCTAGATTTCAACGTAACACCGACAGGGGTTGAATTCTAAAAGTTAAATTAGGCAATATTTATAATAAACAAAACATAACATGGCAGTATTAGACCCAAACGAAATAATGTTCACCGCATTTGAACCTAAAGTACAAAATAGGTTTATAATGTATGTTGACGGAATCCCAGCTTACCTAATTAAATCAGCTACTGCACCAGGATTCGAAGCAGGTGAGATCGTATTAGACCACATCAATGTTTACCGTAAAGTAAAAGGTAAAGTAAGATGGAATGATATGACACTTAACCTATATGATCCAGTAACACCATCTGGAGCTCAAGCCGTAATGGAATGGGCACGTTTAGCTCACGAAAGTGTAACAGGTAGAGACGGATATAGTGATTTCTACAAGAAAGACTTAACATTAGATATCTTAGGTCCTGTAGGAGACGTAGTTGGAGAATGGGTAATTAAAGGTGCCTATGTTAAAACTGCAACATTCGGTGAATACGATTGGTCAAATGAGGCCGCAGTTAACTTAACAGTTAACATCGCAATGGATTACTGCATATTAAATTTCTAATACCCCAACCCTCTATACCCTGAATTAGGTACTCAATTTTGAGTACCTTTTTCTTTTTTATATATTTATATCCACACAAAATAAGTTATTTATCCATATGGAAGAAAATGTTACAAAACCTAAGTTCCCAACAGAAATTGTGGAAAAACCTTCAAAGGGTTTAATCTACCCTAAAGACAATCCACTATCAAGCGGTCAAATTGAAATGAAATACATGACGGCACGTGAAGAGGATATACTTACCAACCAAAATTACATATCAAAAGGTATAGTGTTGGATAAGCTCATTGAATCGCTGATTGTATCTAAAGTTAATTTTAACGATATTATAGTAGGCGATAAAAACGCACTACTAATTGCGTCCCGTATCTTAGGATATGGCAAAGAATATACATTTAGAGCATACAATTCAGATACTCAAGGTATAGCAGACTTTACTGTAGATTTAACTACATTAGATGACAAAAATCTAGACCCTGCCGATTTAAAAGAAGAAGGTGTAAACGAATTCGAATTTGTTTTACCACATGGGAAAAATACAATCACCTATAAGTTATTAACTCATGGTGATGAAAAATCAATTGAAAGGGAAATAACAGGTATGAAAAAAATACGACCTGATTCTAACCCTGAAATTTCTACTAGGTTAAAATACATAATTACCTCAGTAGATGGTGATCGCGAAAAGAAAACAATTAGAGAATTTGTAGACAGCATTATGCTAGCTAGAGATTCAAGATCCTTACGTGAAGAAATACGTAGAGTATCTCCCGATGTCGAACTAAAATATGTGGGTGAAGGTGCAGAGGAGGGCATCAACATCCCAATTAATCTTAACTTTTTTTGGCCTGACAGCGGAGTATAGATCCAACCTATTCTCACAAATACGGGAAATTGTATTTCACGGACAAGGAGGTTATAGTTGGGGAGACATATATGATATGCCTATTTGGCTTCGTAATTTTACTTTTAAGAAATTAGAAGAATATTATGAAAAACAAAACGAAGCTAATAATGCCCAATCAAATATGCTCAAAAATAACCCTAAAGAAATAGCACGCCCAGCAATTAACCCTGCTAACGTATATAATGCACAAGTGCCTGTTAAAAAGTAGGCACTTTTTATATTTATATTATATAATTAGCTAATGGCATCCCAAGAAGAATTAGATAGACTAAAAGAAATTCGCGATATAGAACGCGAACTAGCTGGAATTAGATCAGACACCCTTAATGATGTTAGGGATATGTCTAATTTTTTATCTGATAGTGCTTCTCAATTAAAAACTGAACGTGCTGAACGTAATCAAATTCGTTCTATAGCTAGACAAATTAATAAAACTGCCCAAGAAAGTTACACTATTTCCCAAAAAGAATTAGGTACTTCTAAGAATTTAGCTAAAATTCAAAAGGATAAAGAATCTCTTAATAAGAAATTAGCATCATTAGCCCAAATCCAAAATAAATTAGCAGCCGATGGAGGGGAAATTCAAAAAGATGTAGCCGAGAATATAGGGTTCCAAGTCCAAGAAACTAAAAAATTAATTGCAGAATTACAAGAAGTAGAAGACACTTCAAGTAATATTGCAAACAATCTAGGAGTAAAAACTTTTAACGCCCTTGAAGACTTATCTCAAGCTATCCCCGGGCTAAGAGTTCTTTCAGGCCCTTTTAAAGATGCTGCTGAATCCGCAAGAGATATGGCTTCTTCAGGAGGAAATGCAGCTGAAGCTTTTGCTGCAGGGGCAACTTCACTTGCAAGTGCTGCTAAAGCAGCAATCCCCCTATTACTACTTGCAGAATTAGTAGGTACTTTAAAATCTTTAGATGAATCTAGTGGTAAATTAGCAAAGAATCTAGGTATATCCTATGAAGAAGCCTTAGGATTAACTCAAGAACTAGCAGATTCAGCAATTGCTAGTAATAATTTATTTATTAATACTAAGAATTTAGTAGATTCTCAACTTGAAATTAGTAATGCCTTAGGAACTAATGCTAAACTAAATCAGGATTTATTAGTTACCCAAACTAAATTAACTAAACAGGCAGGGTATAGTGTAGAAGCCGCTACCCAATTAAGTACCCTTTCTTTAGCCACAGGTAAGTCTACAGAAGATATTACTACTCAATTTTTAGGACAAGCAAAGGCATTAAACCTAACCAATAACTTAGCTTTAAATGAAAAGCAATTACTAGAAAGTGTTGCAAAAACTTCAAAGGGTACCTTAGCTACATTTGCTTCAAAACCTAAAGAATTAGCCAAAGCCGTATTTGAAGCTAAAAAACTTGGACTAGAAATATCTCAAGTTGAAAAAATAGCAGATGGTTTACTTGACATAGAGCAATCTCTTACAGCAGAATTCGAAGCTGAAGTAATATCAGGAAAACAACTTAACTTAGAGAGAGCAAGATTCTTTGCTTTAACTAATAATATAGCAGGAGTATCTGAAGAATTAGGTAAACAAGGTATTACACAAGCATCATTTGCAAAATCATCACGTATAGAACAAGAAGCGGTTGCGGCGGCAATGGGTATGTCTCGTGATGAATTAGGACAAATGTTAATTGAACAAAATGCTTTAGTCGCAGTAGGTGCTAAAGATGCAGAAGCTGCTAGAGCTAAATTTGAAATGCTTAAAGCCCAAAGAGGTGAGGCATATGCTATTGCTAATTTAGGGGATGAAACTTATGCACAACAACTAGCATCTGTATCTGCCCAAGAAAAATTTGTAGAAGTAACAAATAAATTAAAAGATGCTTTTGTTAGTATAGCAGGTCCTTTAATGGAGATCATCTCCCCCATTGTAGACATACTAGCCCCAGTTCTAACAGGAGTATCGTATATAGTAAAATCAATAGCTGAAGGCTTTAAAACAATTTTACCAATACTTAAGCCTATTGTTGCCGTATTAGGAATAATGTATGCCCGAACTATATCTTTAGCAATTGCAACCGCCGCTAAAGCAGCCTTTACATCTTTAGGAGGTTTACCAATTGTAGGACCTGCTTTAGCTTTAGGAGCTATTGGTGCAGCTTCAATGGCTATAAAATCTCAATCACAACAAAATGTTCAAGATGGTATAGCCCCATCTGATAAAGGTCCCTTTACTATTACTGATAGCTTTGGAGCAACAGCAATCACAGCAAAAGGAGATGGACTAGCAGTATCACCTAATATTAGACAAGGAGGAAACTCAGAAATTAATTATGATAAACTCGCAGATGCTATAGCTAGAGGTGCAGAACGCGGTACATCAAAAGCGAATATCAACGTTAATCTAGATGGTAATAGAGTATCCAACACACTCCAAACACCCCTAGCAGTTAACACTAGAAAGTACGCAATTTAAAATATTTATAACAAACCCAAATAATAATAATATGGCAATCTTAGGAACAGAATTAAATTCTAGTTTAAGTAAAGGTGGAAAAACAGAAAACACCCTTAGTGCTCAAAAAGAATCTCAATTGCACAACTTGGCTTCTTTAACAGGAAAAGGTTTATCCCCTACTAAAGTACCTTCACAATTAGATTTAGACGGAGTTACACCTGCAAAGTACGTAGACAACAAACCACAATAAATGGCACTAAAAGATCTATACAACGATCCAGCTAGCTTCAAATATAATTCTAAAGACAATAAGTACAGTAAGGATATTAGAGGTGGGGGATATTCAGGACAACCTTGGCAAAAGGTAAGCGCTCCTGAAACAATCGACCAGCTTAATTCTTTAACTACTGAAGCACTTAGTTTGGATTATCCTATACGTGGTGGTTCCTATGAGGAACTAGCTGCAAGGAAAGACTTTGCTCGTATAGATGCTTTTTTACTATCTTACCCACAAGGTAAAGCCTTTTTAGATAAACAAAAAGGTTTAATGTTTTCAAACCCACTTATGGAAAGTGGAAGATTTT